TGGTAATTGTTCATGTCAATCTGCTGTTGCTGACCGTTCAATGCTTTGCCGCTGATATTGCCCGGTATGTTGCTGGGATCAAATATCCCGAGCACCGTCTGCAGATCCTCGTTGATCGCCGCGGCTGCGGTCATCACACCGGCTGGGGGCGGTTCAGGCTGCAGGCGCACAGGCACCGGCGCCGGCCGGCCGTCGATGTCCGTCTGCTTGTAGCGCAGCACCGGGTTACTGGCAATATTCGCCCTGGTCCATTCGTTCTCGTGACCTTCGTCCTGACCTTCGGCCAGCAGCCATTTAGCTTTGGGTGCCAGAGCGACCGATTCCGTCATCGAGGTGCGCCAGTAGTTATACATTCTGCTCGGATCTTTAGCGAACCGGACCAGACCGTATTTCTTGCGCTTGTCGTTGACGATCAGCTGGGCGCCGTAGACCGGCACGACCGGAATAAACCGCCCAGGCCAGATTTTCTCGTCCAGCACTTCCATCGCAGTGACTTTGCACCACTTGATCTGCTTCCTAAAGCTGTCGCGCTCGTCGACTACCGTGATACCGGCCATCGTCATCGCTTCAGCGCTCGGCAGCTCGTCCTTGAATACAGATGTGCCATCAGACAGCATTAGCAGCTTGGTTTTGACGCGCTCGGTGTAGAAATACTCGGCAATCCGAATATCCTCTTTACTCACCCACTCGGCCCAGCTGTCGCCGGTCGCTGTTGCTTTGAATTGACCGCCATCGTCTGCATCTGGATATTGCTTGTTGAATACCGCCTTCGGGATCATCGTGGTGATCAGGCATCGCTCGGCGTCAGATCCGTCGGGCTGCGTGCTGTTGGGATCGAAATAGACGGTAAACGGGTTGTCGATCTGCCGGATGTAGATCTCTTGATCAAATGAATCCTCGCGCACAAAGTCAGTGACGATTCTCCAGTAACCCCAGCCCATCCTGACCGCGTAGTCGAATGCGGTGTCATAGGCGGTGTCTGCGTTGCTGTTGATCTCGATGTGACGTGTGATGCCTTCGAGCACCTCTGCGACTTTCTTATCGGCCTGTGTGTTGGTCGGGTGCACCTTAATCCGCGGTCGCTGCTGGCGCTGCTGATTGGTGACCTGGCGAACGTAAGCGTCGAGCTTGTTGATGGTCAGACATGGCCGAGATTCCAGATTTCGACTGTTCTGCGTTTCGACTGGCCACTGGTCACCGGCGGCGAATTTCAGATCCTCCAGAGCTTCGCTGCGGTTTGTGCTCTCAGCAGTAGACACCAGGCGCAGGAATTCAATCGCATCAGTAATCCGCTTGTCGTAATCGTCACTTTGATAGGCCATGTTTTACCCTTTTCAATTCATCCAGCTGCCCATTTGCAGCATTTCAGGCCGGCGCTTCTGCGCTCGGCGCGGTTCGTTGACCATCAGGCCGATATAACGAAATGCGTCGGCGCCGTGACTGTATCCGTCGTGCAGCGGCATTTTGCTAAATCGGCCATCTTCATCAACATCATAGCGATAATGGCGCAGGCACGAAATGCCGTCGGCGGCGTTCTCGCGGTCAAACCAGCAATTCGGGAATATCGTTCTGGCTGCGTTGATGCTGTCTGGAATCGGCACCTTCGGTATGATCTTCACCTTGTAACCGGCGCCGCGCACAATTTCCTCAATGCTTTTACCGTTTGCCGCCAGAGTCTTGTTCTCGGCGTCGTGCGGTAACCATAACGTATCGTAGACGTAGCCATGCGTCTGCATCTGCGACAGGTAATGGCTGATGGTTTTCTGATTGTCCTCCATGTAACGGATCAGTCTCGTTTCCATGCCGACAAACTGCAGATACCAGATCGCGGTCGCGTCAGACCAGCCTAAGTCGAAGATCGCGTGCACTGGCTTGCTCGGATCGTAAGCCACCCGGCAGATCCTGCCTTCCAGCTCGGCCATTTGCATCTCGTTGGCGAAAATGGCACCGTCGACCGTCTGCCGGCAGATGCCCTCCCAGACAGTGTTATAAGCGCTCATGTCGCGCTCGCGCAGTGCGTCTTTCTCAAGGCGTAGCACTTCAGGAAACCACGGATTATCTGACCAGTTGACCTTGACGCTTTGGCAGTCAGGAGGAGGATGCAGCACAAAACGTTGATACGTTTCGTCGGTTTCCAGCTCAGGATTGAACGAGATCCAGATCTCGGACTTGTCCTTGCGGATAGTTGGAATGAGAACGTTCCAGCTCATGCGGCTGACGGTCTGCGCTTCCTCCACCCAGCAGACATCCACGCCTTCAAATGATTTTATATTGCTGATGTTGTTTTTCAGACCGGCAAATGCAAACTCGGTGCCGTTTTTGCCGCGAATGCTGGCCTGCGTGATCTCGTAGAACGACAGCAGGCCGAGCACCTCAATCTGATCACAGAGCAGTTTGTGCACGCTGTCTTTGATGCTGGTCTGATATTCCCGAGCACACAGGATTCGCATCGGTGATCGAGCGCCGAGGATCAATAACGCTCTGGCAATGCCCCAGCTCTTGGCACCGCCGCGGCCACCGTAGGCGACTTTGTATCGGGCTGGCTTAAACAGGAATTCCAGCTTTTCGGGGAATTCTGCCTTTGCGATTATTTCTTTAGGCTTCAGCATCGTTTTTGACAAACGATACTTGTATACCTGACAGCAGCGGTGCGCCGTCCTGACCGGTCAGCTCTTGCTTGACGGTCTCGGACCAGCGCATCTGTGCTTTGGTCCACCAGATCATTGCCGTGGTGTCGCCGCCCTGGACTGCTTTGTTAAACAGCGTCTTGGCGATCTGCGCTGAGGCTTTAGCCTTGCCCATGCCGAGCTCTGGTCCGTAATACTTGCGGAGCGTCTCGTCGCTGATGCCGACTAGAGCGCCGATTTGATCGTGCGGCAGCCCCAGCCCTGAAGCAGACTCAACTTGGCGCCTCAGTTCATCGGTCGGTTTATGGGGTTTTTGTGCCATTTTCTTTTCTTAAGCCAATCATGCGGCTTTTTTAACCGGAATAAATGATTCGCCGGTTGATTCAAGCGTTGCTGTCTGTCCTGTAAATTCCTGCCAGCGTTGGACAATAACGTCGCAGTATTTAGGGTCGAGTTCCATGCTGCGGTTGATGCGGCCTGTTTTCTCGCAGGCAATTAGGGTTGAACCTGAGCCGCCGAATAGGTCAAGGACAATGCAATTAGCAACGCTGCTGTTTTCAATAGCCTTTTGACACAATTCAACGGGCTTCATTGTTGGGTGAGTCTTAGCGTCTTTTGTCCGATCACAATTCCAAAGCGTTGTTTGCTTCCTGTCTTTTACTCTGACTCGACCGCTACCTTCCTTCCATCCGAAAAGGCAAGGTTCGTTCTGTGAATGATAGTCCCCCTGCGACATCGTTAAACTTGGCTTTATCCATTGAATAGTGGAAGGACGGGCTTGATGAAAACCAGCAGATCGGAACGCACTAATAAACTCTAAAGCTGTTATGTCAGCGTGCCACACATAAACATTGCTTCCTGGGTGTAAAACAGAATAAGCGCAAACCAAAGCGTCATGCAAAAACTCTTGTAGCTTTGCGTCTTTCAAATGATCGTTTGGAACACCCTCGTAATCCACCCCATAAGGTGGGTCGGTGTGCAGCATATTAGCTTGTTGCCCATCCATCAGCTTCTCAACCGCATCAATGCTGGTCGAGTCCCCACACATAACCCGATGCTTGCCTAACAGCCAAACGTCCCCCAGGACAGTCACAGGTGCTTCAGGCACATCCGGCACAGCATCCTCGTCTGTCAGCCCCTCCGTTCCTGTCGGGGCCAGCAACGCCTCGATCTCGAGGGTGCTGAAGCCGGTCAAGTCTAGATCAAAGCCCATGTCTTTCAGGTCGGTCAGCTCCACCGCCAGCATCTCGTCATCCCACCCCGCATTCAGAGCCAATTTGTTGTCTGCAATGACATAGGCTTTTTTTTGCGCCTCGGTCAGATGGGTTAATCGAATACTGGGAACGTCAGCAATCGCTAACTTCCTCGCCGCCATTACCCTGCCGTGGCCTGCAATAATGCTGCCGGTTTCGTCGATCAAAACGGGGTTTGTGAATCCGAATTCCTTGATGCTGGCGGCAATCTGAGCCACTTGAGCGTCAGAGTGAGTTCGGCTGTTCCTGGCATACGGAATTAGCGCATCAAGTTTTACCTGTTCAATTTTCACCGTTTATTCCGCTTTGAGATCGCCGCCGCTTTGCTCTTTGCATCAGCCTTAGAGCTGGCGCCCCACGCCTTTAAAGACAGCGCCAACCGCGTCGGTTCCCCGTTAGGTTTCTCCATCGGACCAGGCATACCGCCCATTCTTGCGAGAAATGAAGCCCTGCGAGGATTATCACCAGCTTTGACCGGCGGCTTCAATGTGCCGCCGGTTTCAGCGTGATAACTGGCGCGGCCTTTTGCGTTCAGGCCACCGGCCGGATTCTTTCCGGCTTTCTTCGTCCAGGCTGCGCTCATCGTTTCTTCTTCGCAGCTTCGCGTTTCACGGAATAAGCGATCGCCACGGCCTGTTTAATGGGCTTTCCGGCTTTCACTTCTGCCTTGATGTTTTTCTCAAACGCTTTCGGGCTGGTTGATTTCTTCAATGGCATGAGGTGCCTCTAAGTCGATGATGAGTGATTGATAAGCGCCGATCGTCGCCTGGGCTTGAATCACAAAGACGTTTGCCTTTTGCAATTCAGCCTCAAGCGCAGTAATTTTCGCTTTAAGCGAGTCAATCGTTATCATTTATTGCTGTGCAACGTGAACCAGAGCAAATGAAATCACGAGAGCTTCAGACAATGAGCCTGCACTGGCATTTGACACAGCAATCGTGAACGAACCGGCAGCAACCGTCGCGATCGACAACAAATAAGTGCCTGCCGTAGTCGCACCGGATTTGATGGCAACGACCGGCACATCGTATGCAGAAACCATTGAATTCGTCACAATGAATGCGACTTCAGCGCCGGCAGCGAGTGCGGCGTTGTTCATGGTGATTGTTCCGCAAGGCGCGTTGACAGTCACACCGGTTGATTTGCTGGTTGCTTGCGTCACAGCAGTTGGCACCGTGGTTGAGCTGCCGGTGTTGTAACCGAATTGACCCGTGACGGCATTCACCAAAGAATTGTTTGCGTTAATAATATCCTGATCTTGATACGCCACGCCTATTGCTTGAGAATTTGCCATGATTTTTCCTTATTGAGTTACGACTGCACAAATATCCATTTCGGAGATTATCTGATAATCCTGACCGTCGATATTATGCGTCGGCCACTTCAGATAATCCCCGTTTCCATACTTAATAAAATCACCGACTGATATTTCGGTTGCTTTTGGTCCTGTTGCCACCACGGTTCCCTCGTTGAAGGGTTCCGTGTTTTTAACGATCAGCACGCTCGACAGCTGCCGCACCAGTGGCTTAACAACGACTTTGTTACCCATCGGCCGGATCATGCTGCCACCTTCGCCATCTTCACCGGCCGACCACGTTTACGCTGTGGCGGCGGCATGAGTGTGATGGTTGTCGGCACACTGGTGTGGATCGGTTCCATGCCAGCAATACGGACAAATTCACCGCACCAGTCGGTTTCGTGCTTGTTCTGCATTAACGGGAAACGTCTGCAGTTTCCCATTATTTGATGATTTCTAAAAAATCGACAAAAGCTGCAGTTTTCTATAATGTCAGATTCAGCCATTTCAATTTCTCCCAATTGCGATGGTTAGAAAGCCTGGCATCTCAGAAGTGTCGGGCTTTCGCTTACTGGCAGGATTTACGGTCGTGCGAATAGCAAACAGACTCGCTGCGGCCGGTGTTGAATTGCTTGTCGGCGCCGGTCTTGTCTTGCATGCCCTGGGCAACACCGCCGCGCATCGGTTCGCTTTTAGTGCCGGTTTTGTCGGACGAGACTACGCCAGCCGGCATTTTTGCATTATTTCCGTAAGCCATGATGATTTCCTTTAATGAAGAAAACGAAGTTTGTAGAGGGTAGAGTTTATAAGTTCTGCGATATTGTCGACCAGTTGGACCAGTTCACTGTCTTGCGGTAAATGCTTGCGAGATTCTTCAACAAAATCTTTTAGGCCGGTCATGTATTTGACTGGTTCGTCGATCGGCAAATGATAATCGGACGAATAATTGGTAATGAGTTCATACCGCCCCTGATAGTTTTCGGCGAAATCATCAACGCGGTCGATGATCTTGGTGTAGTAATCAAACAATGCAGAGTGTGCAGAAAAACTATTGGTTTTGAGGTGCAATAGATGTGCGTTGGTGCCGGAATGGAACAGCACCAAAACAAAATCAGCAACATCAGCAACATCAGCCATGCGTGCCTTTCAAGGCAACGGCGACCGCCGGGAGGATGCCCGCAACATCCAAGTCGCCGTTTCGCGGGGGGCGCTTCACGGAGGAGATCAGCGCAACAGCAGAATAAC